TTGGGTAGATGCGGCGGTTGATGCGAGTGGAGTTGCATCTCCTGGTTTTGCGATTGCAATGAGTACGGCTTTAGGTTGAGGAGACTATAATGGCACAGAATTTCAAACAGATTAAGCTCAGAAAAGTGGGAACGAGTGTGACGGACATTCCTGATGGAACGGACTTTCCGACAGGATACCATACGCTGATTGGGCTAAATTTATCGAATAGAACGAGCAATGCGATCACTGTTTCGGCTTATATAACAAATAACCTTACGGATGCTGACGATGATCCAACAGGGGATAATAAGGAGTATTATATTGTAAAGGATATGACGATACCTTCTGGTTCGTCTTATGCCTATGACTCAAAGATTGTTTTGCTAGGAAAGAATGGGTCTGGAGCTGATGGAGATCGGATTTGGGTTCAATCAAGTGCAGCTGATTCTTTAGATGTGATAGCCAGCTATGTTCAAGATATTTCGACATAAGGAGTGTGTAAATGGCCTATGTTGGCAATAAACCTGATGTAAATTATACCTCGTTTCAGAAACAGGATTTGACTGGAGCAACTGGTGGTACATTGACGTTATCGACACCAGTTACAAATGCAAATGAAATACAGCTTTTCATAAATCATGTCAGACAGGAAAGTGGCACTTCTTATACTGCAAGCGGAACGACTGTAACTCTTCAAGGATATACAGTTTCGGCTAGTGATGACATTTATGTAATCTATCATCAGGCTTTTCAAACAACCCAGCCTCCTGATGGGAGTGTAAGTAGTGCCAAGTTAGATACTAATATTGCTGTTGCTGGAACTCTGGGGGTTACTGGTGCTTCCACTTTTAGTGGTGGGATTGCAAACACTGGTACAATTTCTGCTGGAACACTCGCTCCAGCCGTTGCAATGGCATCAGGTGCAGTAATACAAGTTGCGTATTATCAAGCAAATGCAACTTTATCAAATCAAAGTACGTCAGCTACCGCAACCGCTTATCATGTTGCATTGACACCAAGGTTTGCAAATAGCAAAATGATAATAAGTTTAAATGGTGGGCAACAGAGTTATTCTAGTGGTGGCCCTTGGCTCTATAAAGCTCTGTATAGACAAATTAATAGTGGCGGTTGGTCAGCATTATATTCTGATATAGGTAGAGCCATTATGGTAAACTCCTATGGAATGGCACATTCTTCCGAAGTTTTTGACGCTCCTAATACCACAAATCTTCTTGAGTACAAAATTTATATTAATGTTAATGACGCTAGTAAAATTGCGTATCTGAATGTTTCTCCAACACAATTGACACTAAAAGTTATGGAGGTGAAGCAATGACAGATGTAACAAAAGCATTAGAAAGTTTAAGTATTAAAGGTTGGTTACTTGATGGCGATCCCACTACTGAAGCAGAGTTTAATAAATGTTTTGAAAAAATTACTGGTGCTAAAGATGGGGTATCTATTTTAAGTCAAGATCCAAAAGACTTTGGAGTAAACTGGAAGCAAGTTTCTGATAAAATGAAAGAGTTAGAGGCCGCAGAGCCAATACGTCTTTTAAGAGAAGAGCGAGACAAGCGATTAGCTGAAACGGATTGGTGGGCAAGTTCAGATCTAACTGCCACAACAGCCCAAAAAAAATACAGACAGGATCTTAGAGATATAACGAAAACGGCTACATCCTTAGACGATGTAAAATGGCCGACTAAGCCGTAGGAGAAAAAATGCCAATATCAAGATTACTACCAGCGTCATTTGAGCAACCTAATCCGACCAATTTGGTAATTAATGGAGATATGAGTTGTTGGCAAAGAAGTGCCTCTGCTTCTGCAACAGGCTATACTTCTGTTGATAGATGGTCTTATTACGCACCATCAAGTTTAGCAGTATCAAGGTCAACTGATGTTCCTACTGGTTTTCAATATGCTACTTCCGTTGGTGGAGGAGGAGATAGTAGTGGGCTTACACAAAAAATAGAAGCATCAAGCTGTAAACAGTTAGTTGGAGCAACTATAACTGTTAGTTTTTATCTGAAACAAACTACTGGTTCTGGAACAGATAAAATAGCAGTAGCTTTAGCAAGAGCAAACTCTGAAGATAATTTTGGTGGCACAACGTCTATATCAAGCCAAACAATTTCTTCAACATCATCTTATGCAAGATACACTTGTACTTTTACTTCATTGCCTACTGAAGTTGCTAATGGATTACAACTAACTATAAAATCAAATGGGTCAGGTGCAGTAGTTTATTTAATTACAGGAGTATGCCTAAATGTAGGCTCTCATGCGATAGACTTCCCTCACGAACCCTATGCAGAAAATTTGCAGAAGTGTTTAAGGTATTATCAAAAGCACCTTGGTTGGATAACCCATTTCAACAGAGGATTAGATGCTAATTATGATGCTCATGTAGTTCAAAATGGTGTTGGTATTGTTGGTTTTATGCGAGCTACTCCGACAGAAACTATCGCAAATGTGTATAGATGGGATGCTGGTGACAGTAATTGGACTTCTGACTCCACAGCGTTTTCTGCGGCAATATCATCCAACAGTCAAACTTTTGTAGAAGGTTATTATGGAAGGCAAAACTGTAATGCTGTGAAAGCGGATTGGGAATTAATTGCAGAATTATAGGAGATTATTATGAAGATTGAATCAGCAAAATACGCTATTGACCGAAAGGTTGGTAGCCCAAATATTTTTGCAACGATAGATGGTGTTAAAATGACTGTGCCGCAAGACCCTGACAATATTCATTTTGCAGAAATACAAAAACAAGTTGCAGAGAAGAAATTAACAATAAAAGAGGCAGATTAATGGCTTGGATTGGAAGAGAGCCTTTACATGGCGAAATAATCAAGCTGGACTCTTTAACAGCTAGTGCAACGGCAACCTATGCCCTTACTAGAAATAGTGCGGCTTACAGTCCTCCATCGGCGGAAAATTGTTTAGTTTGGCTCAATGGTATCCTTCAGGTTTGCAATGACTCATATTCGATTCAAGGAAGCAACCTGGTTTTTTCGGAAGCCTTAACGAGTAGCGATGTTATTAATGGAGTGGTGGTTCTGGGGAACGGACATTTGCCGACAGGAACTCCGAGTGCTGGAACGATCCAAAGCACACATTTGTCATCTACAATTTACAGAGAAGGTATCCGAATTAACTCTGGAACTATCACCAGTAATGTCACAATCGCTTCTGGAGAACGAGGAATGGTGGCTGGGAATATTACAATAAATTCTGGTGTCACATTACAAATTAATGGGGAGCTAACAATTGTCTAAACTTTATGTCGATGAAATACATCCAAAAACCAGTGGCGGTGCTGTTTCCATTCCAGAAACACCTAGATTCTCAGTCTACCACACTACAAACGATGGGGTTGCATTTAGTTCTAATGACCATTTTGTGACTAATTCAACAATAGGTCATTGGATACCGATGGTGGGTTTTACTTTTAATGATGGAGTTTACACAGTTCCTGTAACTGGAGATTACTATACTTCATTTTATGGAATTAAAAAAGGTTCTGGTGCTGTTGAATGGAGTATAAACCAAATTAGTGGCAGTAGTAGTGGTGTTAAACTAAGGACTACTGTTAATGATACCAATGGTATGTGGTCGCCTTATGGGTTTACTGGGATACTCCCTTTCGTTGCTGGCGATACGTTTAAGTTGATAGTTCCAACAGTAACTGCGGCAGATTACGAGATTCATGGTATGGGTTATACTGGGTTTGCAATGTATAAAATAGGATGAGGAAGCAGATATGTCAGGAATAATTCAAGCAACAAATCTTCAAGTTGATAATATAAAATCAAGCGGTGGAACTACTGGGATGACTATTGGTAGTGATGGTGTTATCTCACAACCAACTTTACCTATATTCCATGTAACAAAAAGTGCAGACCAAAGCTCTATTGCAAATGGTACAGACACTTTAATTACATTTGATGAGGTAACAGATGGTTCTAATGGTGGAAGAACTATTAATCAAGGTGGGCTGTGGGCAAGTAATAAACTAACTGTGACTGCCAGTACTACAGGGTATTATTGGATTTATACTAATCTTTTTTGGCAATCTACAGCGGCTATTAATGGAAATAATTACGGATATTGGAAGAAAAATGGCTCTACTAAATTAGATATAGTTTTTTCAAATACACAAGGCAATTCTGAGACTACAGGTGTAATTAATGCTAAACAAGTAGTTGATTTAACAACATCTGGAGATTATGTCGAATTTTATATTAACTTCTCTATGCAAGGTGGAGGCAGTCCTACAGTTACTATAAATCAAGATTCTTTAACTAGTCAAAGAACAACTGTTGGTGGATGGAAAATAGCATGAGGATAAAGATATGACAAGCACACTCAAAGTAGACAATATAGCCCATTCAGGTGGTACTACTGCACAAACTATTGATAATAGTGGTAACACTACTATTTCAGGTAATCTTAAAGCAAATACAATACAACATACTGGTGGCACTAGTGGGATAACTATCAACAGCACAGGAAGAGTTTCAACTCCAAATAAAGTGGCATTTTATGCAGTCGGAAATAATAATGCTTATGTTACTACTTCACCAATAGTTGTACCTACTGTAAGATATAATTTTGGAAGTGGATATGATAATTCCAACGGACGATTTACTTGTCCGTCTGGAGGAGCTGGTCTGTATCGGTTTGACTTACATATGGGAATTGTTTATTCCAGTCAGGCAAGTGCGAATTGTTATCCTAGAATGTGGATTCAAAATTCTTCTGGTACAACGCTTGCTTCCCCTTATACATATAATGGCTTCCAAGATGCTGGTTCATATAGAAATGCCCATATGTCTGTTGGTTATGATTTATCTGAAGGTGACTACGTTATTTTAACTTTTACGTCCACAAATGCATTTTATCATGAGGGTGTGGGTGAATTAGCTTTTTCGGGTATGAGAATAGGATAAACAAATGACAAACAAACAATCATTGGAAATGTTTAGAGTTTATAGAAATAATTTATTAACTCAGTCTGATTGGACACAAGCAATAGACAGTCCTCTTTCAGACAGTAAAAAAGCTGAGTGGAAAACATATAGACAGGCTCTAAGAGATTTAACAAAAACAGCAGAACCTAAATTAGATGGCCCTTTCTTAGATATGTCAAGTGTGACATTTCCAACAAAGCCATAATAGGAGAACCAAATGGCACTAACTAAATTAAATTACACTGGTCAAGGTACTGTTCCTCATGCAAAGATGCCTTCTGGAACTGTGTTGCAAACATTAATAAGTGAGTTTAATACTCCAAGTACATTCGCCCAAAATAATTCTGTAAATACTTCAACAGATATTCATTCTCTGGCAATTACACCAAAGTTTTCTACAAGTAAAATTTTAGTTAGAGTAAAAGTAACTGCTAGTGGTAATGCAACAACTGATGAGTGGTCATGTGGAGTAAAAAGAGGTTCTACTAAAATTGGTGGCAATACTGATCCTAGTAGTTTATTTTTGGGAGACAATATTGGTGCGGCTGGTTTTAGTACCACTGAAGGCCCATTAACTTTAATGTTTGAAACTTTAGACTCCCCAGCAACAACGAGTGCAACAACTTATACAAGTTTTGTGTATGGTGGTGAAACTGCTGATTTTTACATTAATAGAGGAAAATCTACAAATAATGCTAGACTTTGGGCTAACTCTGGCAACTGTTCAATTACACTAATGGAAATAGCCGCATGAGTAAGCCTACTTTATCATCTTTGGATTCAAGAATAACGAAGCTGGAAACGGAGGTTCATATCCAGTTTAAAGAAATCTTTTATCGTTTGAAGAGATTAGAAGTGTTCCTTGTGGGAGGCATGGGAGCAGTAATTACAATGCTGGTAAGCATCTTAATGAGGATGAGCTGATGGCAGAAAAAAAGAAAAGAGGAAGGCCACCTAAAGTGAATAGGGAACAAGAGAAATGCTTGCCGAACTCGCCGCCTTCAATGCCGCATATAAAGTTATCAAAACGACTGTTTCAAACTCTGGGGATCTTGCCAAGTGCATTTCTCAGATTGCTACAGTGGTTGGGGTCAAAAGTGATCTTAAAGAGAAGATAGAAAGAAAGAGGACAGGATTTTTAGGTCGATTAAAAGGAACAACAGCAAACGATTTAGAGGAGTTTCAAGCCTTAGAACAAGTGCGTCAGGCAGAAGAACAATTAAGGGAAATAATGATCTGGGCTGGTCGTCCTGGTTTATGGTCTGATTGGCAGAAATATCAAGTGGAAGCTCGAAAGCGTAGAGCGGCACAAAAAGAGGAAGAGAGATTGAGGAACGAGGCAATTATATTTTGGACAGGGATAGTGGGTCTTGTTGTGGTTATGGTTGGAGGACTTGCCGGACTTATTTACTGGGCGAGATTTTTAGGAGGATTTAATTAGTGGCTGAAGTAACGATGGAGCGGTTTTTAAGGTGGAAGATACTTCCCAGATTGATGATGATTGCCATTACCATAATGTGCTTTCAAGTCACAATTTGGTTTATGGGATTGGAGGCTCCTACTCTGGAGCAGAGCGGATTATGCTCAATAATTTTCGGCTGTTTCTCAGCTTGTTTTGCGGTGTGGTTAGGACACGAAAAGAAATGATTTTTAGTGCTGAGATGTTTTGGTGGGAATTTTGGTTAGTCGTGATGATTACAGCTAACACAACTATCAATTTTATTCGGTTGCGGATTGAAAGGAGAAAAGGTGTTAAAGGATCTGATTAACCCTGTTGCTGGCATTCTTGATAAATTCGTAGAAGATAAAGACCAGAAAGCTAGATTAGCCCATGAGATAGCAACGATGGCTGATAAACAAGTCATGGCTCAGTTAGCTATTAATCAAGAGGACGCAAAAGGTAACTGGTTTCAATCATCATGGCGACCTTTGATCGGGTGGATTTGCGGTCTATCTCTTGGAATAAATTACATGGTAGCACCAATTCTAGGTGGCTTTGGCATTACCATTTATCAAGCGGACATGAGTATAATGATGCCGCTTTTATTGGGAATGCTAGGAATTTCAGGATTGAGAAGTTTCGACAAGTTAAACAAAACCGATACGAAAGGAAAAAAATGACATTTAGATTAAGTGATAGATCATTAGATAGACTCAATGGAGTCCATCCAGATCTCGTAGCAACTGTGAAAAGAGCCATAGAACTGAGTACAGTCGATTTTGGAGTTACAGAAGGGGTTAGGGATTTTGAGCGTCAAAAGAAACTTGTTGCTGAAGGCCGTAGCCAAACGATGAACAGCAAGCATCTTTTACAGGATGATGGTCATTCATGGGCAGTAGATTTATTGGCTTACGACTCAGATGGGAAGGTTTGCTGGGAGCATCCAGTGTATCAAAAAGTCGGTGATGCAATGATTGCGGCGGCTAAAGAAGTGGGTATGAAATCTCTACGTTGGGGATCAAGTTGGCATATAAAAGATGTCTGCAAACCCAACATGACTTGTGAGCAAATGATGGACGAATATGTTGATACTCGCAAGGCGGCTGGTAGGTCTTATTTTCTCGATTCACCACATTGGGAAAAGTATGAGTAATTTAAAACAAATAAGCGAACTTGAGAAAAAGATTGCGGCGGCTAAGAGAACTAAGCTGGCGATTGAGGCTCGTACTGATCTTTTAAAGTTTGTTAAGTATACAATGCCTGATCCAGACGAGCCAGATAGTCTGGAATTGTCGATGTTTAAGGATGCAAAGCATCACAGAGCATTAGCAAAGGTATTAGAGAAGGTTGAGAAGGGTCATATCCCCAGATTAATTGTTTCTATGCCGCCCAGACATGGTAAATCAGAGCTAATTTCAAGGAGATTTGTGCCTTGGCTACAAGGTAAAGATCCCTATCGAAACGTCATTTTTGCGACCTATAATGAGGATTTCGCAAAGGACTTTGGTGCTGATGTACGAAATATCATGGCAATGCCGCAATATAAGCAGATCTTTCCGAAGTTTGGGTTTCGAAAAGGTGGTGCTTCTAAATCCAGAATACAGACAGAAAGCGGAGGAATGTCGGTATTTGTGGGAAGAGGAGGGTCGATAACTGGTCGTGGTGGTGATTTTGTTATTCTTGATGATCCTATTAAGGACAGCATAGAAGCCAATTCTCCCACAACTCGAGAACAACTCTGGCAGTGGTTCGCTCAAGTTCTGATGACACGATTAATGACAGCTTCAGCATCGATAGTTATTGTGCAGACCAGATGGCATGAAGATGATCTGATTGGTCGTTTGACTGATCCTACTAATCCACATTTCTCAGAGGAAGAGGCCGCAAAATGGAAGATCATAAACCTTCCAGCTCTGGCAGAAGATGACGATCCATTGGGTAGAGAGAATGGAGATTTATTATGGCCTGAGAGGTTTGATATGGAGTTCATGGAAGCTCAAAGAAGATTAGACCCCAGAGGTTTTGCGGCTCTTTATCAAGGACGACCAACTCCCGAGGATGGAGATCTGTTTCAAAGAGATAATCTAGTTTTCTATGATCGAAAGAATATGCCAGAGGATATGCGTATTTATGCCGCTTCAGATCATGCTGTCGGAACGGATAAAACACGAAATGATGCAACTTGTTTGCTCATTGTAGGAGTAGATAAGAACGATGATATTTATTTACTCGATTGCTGGTGGGAGAAACAACCAGCGGATAAAGTAGTAAATGCAATGCTTTCCTTAATCAAGAAGTGGAAACCTTTGATCTGGTGGGCAGAAAAAGGACATATCAGTAAGGCAATCGGGCCATTTCTTAGGAAAAGAATGGCAGAGGAAAGGACTTATTGCCGAATTGAAGAGGTCACTCCAGTACATAACAAAGTCCAGAGATCCCAATCAATCATGGGTCGGATGGCAATGAAAAAAGTTTTGCTGCCGAAAGTATCTCCTTGGACGCAAAAAGCTGTAGATGAATTACTTAAATTTCCTAATACAAGGCATGATGATTTTGTCGATACTTTGGCTTGGATTGGCATGGGTTTATCAAGATTAGCAGTACCAGGAGGTGTTGTTTCTAGGGAGGATTTAATCCCAGAGGTAGGAACAATGGGATGGGTTAAATATGCTTCAAGACAAGAGCAGAAAGAAATTAAACATAACAAAGCAACTGGAGGTTGGTAATGGACGAAGAAATGACAATCGTTTCGGTTGAAGAAGAAAAGAAAGAGCCAACAGAGCGAAGAAAGCGTCTGGTAAGCCAGTGGATTTCAAAGGTAAAAAAGGCGAAGCAATTTCACAGTGATTCATTTAAGCAAATGAAAAGAGATATGGATGCGGCTTTAAAAGGTTTTGATGATAAAGATTGGTCAGCGGATAACTATGTAGCTAATATTCTTCAGCGTCATGTTCAGCAAAGAACAGCAACTTTGTATGCAAAAAATCCCACAGCCGTTGCAAAAAGAAGAGCTAGGATGGAGCATCAATTTTGGGATGGCGATTCTAATACTTTAGCTATGGCATATCAGGCTTCAGAAGTAGCTTCTCAAAATGGCTTGCCAGTGCCTCCAGAGGCATCAGCGATTGTTCAAGATTATGTCAATGCCGAAAACCATGCGAAAATGCTGGATAATGTTGCTTTAACTATCGAACATTTATTTGAGTATTATATGAAGGAGCAAGAACCAGGTTTTAAGAGCCAGATGAAAGCATTGGTTCGAAGAGTGATTACAACTGGTATTGGGTTTGTGAAAGTAGGTTTTCAGAGAGATCTGGATAGACAGCCAGAGGTAGCCGCAAAAATATCAGATGTTCAAGCACAACTTGATTATATCAGAAGGGTAGCTTCCGAGGCCGCTGAAGGTGAAATACAGGAAGATGATCCTCAGATGGAAGAGTTGATGCTCTCTTTAAAAGCTCTCATGGAAGAGCCGATGATCGTAATTCGTGAAGGATTAGTGTTTGATTTTCCAGAAAGTGATAGTGTGATCGTTGATCCAATGTGTCGCCAGCTCCGAGGATTTGTTGGTGCGGCTTGGATCGCTCACGAACTTTATTTAACTCCAGAAGAAGTTAAGGAAATTTACAGTGTAGATCTCAAAAATGATTATACAGGGTATGATCTAAAGGGAAGATCTCACGATATGGTGGATAACTATCATTCGAGCAAAAATACGGATGGAGACAAGGAAGGATTAGTTCTTGTTTACGAAGTGTATGATCGAAAAACTGGACTGCAATATTGTGTTGCGGATGGACATGATGATTTTCTAAGAGAGCCAATGTCACCAGATGTAAAGGTGGAAACATTCTGGCCTATCTATACTCTCGTCTTTAACGAAGTAGAACACAAAGATCATTTATATCCACCTTCTGATGTTCATTTGCTATTACCGATGCAACACGAGTATAACAGGGCAAGGCAAGGACTACGAGAGCATAGAAGAGCAAACAGACCGAAATATGCCACACCAGCAGGAATGTTGGAGGAGGAAGATAAGGAAAAGTTAGCTAGTCATCCAGCAAATGCTATTCTCGAGCTTCAAGCTCTAGCGGCTGGACAGAAGGTAAATGATGTTATTCAACCAGTAGGTCAGATTGGTATTGATCCTAATCTTTATGAAGTCAGTTCGATCTTTGATGATATTCAGCTTGTGGTTGGAGCTCAAGAAGCTCAATTCGGTGGAGTTTCAAAAGCTACAGCTACAGAAACCAGTATTGCTGAGTCAGCTCGGATGTCTACTCTTGGAGCAAATGTTGATGAGCTTGATAGCTTTATGTCAGATGTGGCTCGGGCGGCTGGTCAGATCATGCTTGCAGAACTATCGGTTGATGAAGTTAAAAAGATAGTAGGGATCGGAGCTGTTTGGCCTGATATGACCAGAGAAGAGATCATGCAAGAGATCTTTTTGGAGATAGAAGCTGGATCAACAGGAAAGCCAAACCGAGCGGCGGAACTAGCTAATATTGAAAGAATAATGCCGTTCCTATTACAAATTCCTGGTATTGATCCAAAATGGTTAGCAAAAGAATTACTGAAGCGACTCGATGATAAACTAGACTTAAAATCTGCATTTGCGGCTCAAGTTCCCTCCATTGTGGCGATGAACAGTCAACAAGGACAAGGAACAGGAGATCCAGCTTTACAAGGAGTGCCGCAAGGAGGAGCTGATAATGCTCCAAGGCAATTACCATCTGGAGGTAACAATCCGATGGGAGGAAGAATTTAGTATGTTCCTATTGTTGAAAATGAAGATCAACTTAGAGTATACTTCATACAAGTGCTATACAGCACAGAAGAAAGGACGCAAACATGGCTGAAGAAGCTGAAGAGCTGGAAACGTCCACCAGTTCTGAAGAAATACAGGACGATCAAGTTACCGACTCGTCATCGGAGCAAGGTGAAGAGACTGAAGAAACTCTTTTAAGTGTCGTACAAGACGCAATGAAGAAGGAAGAAGTTGAAGAGGAGTCACCACCCTCAGAGGTAAATGAAGAGGAGGAAAGTAAGGCGGAGTCAAGTGAACCTTCTGATGTTCCAGTTAATGCTGAGACTGAAGAAGAGAATTTTGACGATGTTCCATTCCACAAGCATCCTAGATTTAAGGAGGTCATTGACCAGCGTAACAAATACAAATCGGATTCGACAGAGTATCAGAAGATAACAGGATTTTTGGAGTCTAATAATATTTCTGCTGAAGAGGCCGCTGAAGGTTTTAAGATCATGGCTCTAATGAAAAGTGATCCAAAAGCGGCATTAGAGGCGATTAATCCGTATGTAAAAGATTTGGGGGTTTCATCAGGTGTTACTATGCCAGAGGACATCCAGAAAAAGGTTAATGAAGGTTACTTAGACGAAGATGCGGCTAGAGAATTGTCGCAAGCAAAAGCACAAGCTACTCAAAATCAAAAGAGACTTGAGGCTTTAGAACAACAGCAAGTGGCAAATCAAGTTAAAGCCGAGAGAGGAAGTATTGCTTCTGTCGTGTCGGAGTGGGAACAAAAAACCAAGCAATCTGATCCTGATTATAGCCTCAAAAGTGCAGAAATAGATGACCGAGTAAAAGTTATGGTTGCAGAAAGTGGAGTGCCAAAATCATCATCGGAAGCGTTAGCGATAGCTACCAAAGCCTATGAAGAGGTTAATCAAAGGCATTCTTCAAGATCAACCAAACGACCGATTAAAACGGCATCTGGAGGAAAATTAAGTGGAACTCCCCAAGCCGAGCCTAAAAACCTACAGGAAGCTGTAGCTATGGCTTTGCAGAACGGAGCGGCTTAAAAATTAAAGGAGAAGAACGATGGCTTTTTCATCGGCAGAACTCGCTAACATAGCGAATGCGGCGTTGGATTATTATATTGATCGCCCAAATGTCTACTCCCAGACCCTTCAGGACAAGCCTTTGCTTCAAAAAATGGACAGCAAGGCGAAATCATTTCCTGGTGGTAAAGGAGAACTTTCAGTAGCAATCAAAGGTGCTTATTCTACTGGAGTTGCTGGTTATACACATAACGATACAGTTTCTTATGCGAATCCAGCCAATATCAAACGAGCGGCATATCCTTGGAAGGAACACCACTCTGGTATTTCACTAACACTAACTGAATTGAAGCATGATGGTATCACAGTTTCAGACACCACAACTTCATCAGGAACTTCCAACAATTCTGGTAGAGATCAGACTGTTTTGGTCAATCTACTTGAGGATAAGCTGGACGACATGATGGAGGGGTATTCTATTGGAATGAATGCTCTACTGTATGGTGACGGAACTGGAGATGCGAAAGCATTAGCTGGTATCAGATCTATCATTGTAGATAACCCAGCCGCTTCTGGAACAACTGTTGGTGGCTTTTCAACTGTGTCAAATACATGGTGGAGAAACAGAGCCAATGTTGCGATTACTACATCGGCATCTGGTCAGGAGTTAATTGAAACTCTACATAGCGAAATGCGTCAGCTAAAACGCTATGGTGGTAAGCCAGATATTGCTGTTTGTGGATCTCTATTCTTAGATCGTCTTGCAGACGAGTTAAGGAGAAACGGAAACTATACCCAAACTGGTTATGCGAAAACTAACAACATCGCAATGGGTGAGATTACCTATAATGGATTAACATTTATGTATGATCCAGCATTGGACGATCTAACTGTTTCTGGCAAGAACCCAGACAAGCGTTGCTACATCATCGATAGTAGCAAGTTGTGTATGTACTACATGACAGGCGAGAAGATGAAGCGGCATTCGCCAGCTCGTCCAGCCACTCAGTACGTTATGTATCGAGCAATCACAACCACAGCAAGTTTAGCGGCACTTCAGCTAAACTGTCATGGTGTGTACGAAATCTCGTAACCATCGAGAGCAGAGGAGCGGAAATTATCTTCCCCGATATTCCGCTCCTCAATTAAGGAGGTAATTATGCCAAAGAAGAAACCAAAAAAGGGAAGAGGATACTAATTTTGACATTAATAAGGAGGTCTTAAATGTATGATATATGTTCCTGTGTGGTAGCTTTAGGAGGGGATGTCCGACAGACAGTTCCCAAACCTATCGTTACAGTTCCAGAAATACTTTTATTGCAATCCATTCATGGTGGAGATGCGATCACTAATATTATTATAACTGGTCAAGAGAAAAGAACGGATGAGAGTATTCGTGATGAGCTTGGAGTTATGTATAAAGATGACGTTGTAAATGCTTTATTTGGAAATTTTAACGATCTTCCGAAAACTCTTGTGGAAGCAAAAATAGGAGATGAACTCCTTGATCCTGTGTGGAAAACAAACAGAAAAAATGCAGCAGAAAAAAGTTCAAAAAAGAAAGCAACTAAGAAACGAGCAAGGGATAGTGCCGGTCATTTTATTCCAGATGATCCGTCTACCCCAAATGTAAATGAGGCTTATGTAGAAGGATAAAATGAGATGGCGAGAGGTGTATCTTTAGGTAATTTGCTGACTGATCTCAGGTCTGAGATTGGTCATTCTTTACAAGTAAGTCTGGGGAAAGCCTCTCGAGATCCATTAATTAATCTACTTCAGAGAACTCAAAAGAGGCTATGGGAAGATTATAACTGGCCTTTTCTCAAGATTACAAAAGATCTAACAATAGCGGCTGGGCAAAGATATTACGATATTCCAGACGACTTAACCTTTGAAAGAATTACAAGGGTTGAAGTAAAGCATGGTTCTCAGTGGACAAAACTGCATTATGGAATAGCTGGTGCTGAATACAATAGTCACGATTCTGATGCTGGTGATAGATCGTCACCAACTCAAAAATATGATGCGTATGGTACTGGTCAAATAGAGATATGGCCTATACCAGCTAACAATTCTAATGCTACTACTTTGGCGGATGTGGTTCGTATTCATGGCATTAAGAACCTGAGTGCCTTTGTTTCCGAAGCAGACACAGCCGATCTTGATGACCAGCTTATAGTTTTATTTGCGGCGGCTGAAGTTTCAGCTCGTCAGAAACAATCTGATGCTCAAAATAAACTGGCTCAAGCTCAAGCTCATTATATGCGGCTCAAGGCCAGAATGAGTAAAAACGAGACATTTATTATCTCAGGAGGAGAAGCTCCAAGCACTTATAAGACCACAGGAATTGTATCGCCATTTCCAAATGTAGGAAGTTAATATGCCATATATTTTGGTGGAAGATTTCAGAGGTGGTTTAGATAACCGAAGAATGAATGTTACCAGTACACCTGGTACTTTGGTAACTCTCGAAAATGCTCATATTACAAGAGGTGGCGAAATAGAGAAACGACCAGCATTCGTATCTCTTGCCGACCTTCCAGCAAATACAAAAGGGTTAGCCGCTTCTGGAGGTCAGATTTATGTCTTTGGGAGTGTGGCATCGAGTGCTGTAACCTTTGCATCAGGTACTCCAGCAAACATTAATT